CGTTGCTTCAACAGACCAATGGGCAGCAATCAACGGCTACGTTGATGGTGCTTCACGTCCACTCTACTCAGCACAGGGTCAGACACAGAACGCTTCAGGCGCGACAGTCCCAACTTCAGTAGTAGGCAACGTCCTCGGTACTTCACTTATCGTGGATCACAACATCTCAGTATCAGGAATCGTTGATGAGTCAGCGTTCTTGGTTGCTCCAGAATCAGTTTACGTCTGGGAGTCACCAACAACACAGCTCCGTCTAAACGTTCTTTCAACAGGTGAACTCGAAGTCGCACTTTACGGATACCTTGCAATCGGTGTCCTCAAGGGTGGCGTTGGCGTTCGTCGCTTCAACCTCGCTTAATAGCGAAACCTAAGTCGCTTGAGGGGGCTGCCAGAGCCCTTGCAGTCCCCTCAAGTCTTTAGAAAGGATAACAATGAGCATCACAACAGTTGCAGAACTTCGCACAGCTTTAGGCGTAGGTACTCTTTACGCTGACGCGACCCTGCAAGAAGTGTGCGACGCTGCTGACAATGTCTTGTTGCCTTTTCTATGGAAGAACCAAATGCCTACAGTTGCTCACAGCAATTCGGGAACAGTTGGAACTCTCTACTTTGATGAACCAGTCCGAGACATGTTCTACGTTGGACAATCAGTAACCATCTCGGGATCAGGTACAAAGTTCAATGGCACTAAGACCATTACAGGCGTTGCTGAGTATTCTTTTAACGTAACAACAACTCACACATCAGATAACCCTTATCACACTATTCAGCCTTACGGCATTGCAGCAGCTGAGACCTACACAGATTACACAACAGTCCCAGCAGTTGAAGAAGCTGCGCTCATGATTTCGATTGACATCTGGCAGTCACGCCAAGCCCCTTCAAGTGGCGGCGTATCTATTGACGGCTATACACCAAGCCCTTACCGCATGGGTAACACACTTCTTGCTCGCGTTCGTGGCTTACTTGCTCCATATCTTGACCCTCGTTCTATGGTGGGCTAATGACAGCCATCACCACACTCCGCACATCTATTGCGACGGCTCTAGCCGATAATACAAAGTATTCAGTATTCAGCTTCCCACCTGCTACGCCTATTGCTAACAGCGTGATTATTTCCCCTGCTGATCCTTACATTACTCCAACCAATAACGATTACACCTCGGTTAATCCATTGGCTAACTTCAAGCTTTCTATCCTTGTCCCGTTGTTAGACAACGAGGGCAACCTTGCTGGCATAGAAGCCGACGTAGTTCGGGTCTTTTCGCTTTTAGAAGCTTCCAGCATTGTATTTAACGTCGGAAGCGTAAGCGCGCCTAGCGTGTTGTCAATCGCTTCTGGAGATTTACTGACTTGCGACATTGCAATCAGTACCCTAACGGAATGGAGTTAATCATGTCAGAATGGCACGATGAACAAAAAGCGTTCTTGGAGAAAATCGGACAGGTTGCTCCATCAACACCAGCACCAAAGCCAACTACTAAGAAAGACGAGGAATAAGCCGTGGCAGTATTTCTAAACAATGGAGTTGTTCTTACTGTTAATGCGGTAGACCTCTCAAACCACGTTACATCAGTAACGCTAAACCGCACTTTCGATGAACTCGAAGTGACAGCAATGGGTGACTCAGGTCACAAGTTCGTCAAGGGACTTGAAGCCTCATCTATCACAATCGACTTCCTCAACGACACAGCAACAGCAAACGTCCTCCAGACTTTGCAAGCTGCGTGGGGAACAAACGTCACAGTAACAGTTAAGCAGACTTCTGCTGCTACATCTGCGACTAACCCTCTTTACACAATGACAGCACTTGTAAACAACACAACCGATATTAACGGCGCAGTTGGTGACTTGGGTACTCAGAGCGTAACTTGGAACGTATCAGGTACAATCGCTGTAACAACTTCCTAATAACTAACTAAGGGGCTAACAATGGCAAAACTCAAGGTAACAAGGGCAGACAACTCAGTAACAGAGTACGAAATTACTCCGCTGATTGAATACGCCTTCGAGCAATACGCCAAAAAGGGCTTTCACAAAGCTCTTATAGAAGACCAGAAGCAGTCAGACGTTTACTGGCTGTGCTGGGAAGCAATTCGACGCTCGGGTGAAGTAGTCAAACCCTTTGGGGAAGGATTCCTTGAGACTCTCAAGTCAGTTGAGGTCTTAGAGTCTGACCCTTTAGGGTAGATCGGAACTCCCTCACCTATCTCGTAGCTCGCTTGAGTTACGAGTATGGAGTTCCCTTCCAAACCATTGTGGAACTACCCACGATGGCGTTTAAGGCACATGTAGAAGTCCTCAAGGACATAGCGAAGGAGCGTGACAATGCCAGTAAAGCTGCAAGGCGCGGTCGCTCTTAGAAAAGCCTTGGCTATTGTTGAACCTACTTTGGCAAAAGAAGTGACAAAAGAAATTGCTTCATTCCTCAAACCAGTAGTTCGCAATGCTCGCGGATTCGTGCCAAGCAACGAAGATGCTCCTAGCGGTTGGCTCAAGCGTCCTAACGCTGGCGGTCGCTGGGCTACTCGTTACTACGACCAAAGCATTGTGCGTCGTGGCATTACTTACAAGGCAACACCAAGCAAGCCTAACCGCAATGGATTCCAGGCTCTTGCTTCTATTTTTAACAAGTCCGCAGCTGGTGCTATCTATGAAACAGCAGGACGCAAGTCTGGCGTGACTGGAAACTTTAGTCCTCGACTTGGCGGTTCAATTAAAGGCGATACTCAAAAGACTCGGGGTCGTGCAATCTTTAGAGCCTTTGAGGAAGATCGTGGCAAAGCACAAGACGGAGTCGTAAAGGCAATCTTTAAGGCTAAGGATAAGTTCGACTCGATGAAGGATAAGGTCTAATGGCAGATTTAAGAATTGACTTAGCCGCCGAGTTTAAGGGCAAAAAGGCTTTTAAGGAAGCCGACAAAGCCACAACAAGTCTTGAAAAGTCAGCAAAGAAACTAGGCAAGAGCCTAGGTGTTGCTCTATCCGTTACAGCCATTGCTGCTTTTGGTAAGGCTGCAGTCAAGGCTTTTGCAGACGATGAGAAGGCAGCCAAGCAGCTAGCCAACACTCTTAACAATCTTGGTCTGGCTTTTGCTACTGCTCAGAATGAGAAGTTCATTCAAAGTCTAGAAGCTAGCTCCAATATCCTCGATGACATTCTTCGTCCATCGTTACAAAAGTTGATTACCACTACTGGATCACTTACTTATGCTCAAGACTTGCTTACTAAGGCAACTGACATTTCACGCGGTTCAGGTCTTGATTTAGCCACAGTCGCTAATGACTTAGCCCTTGCTTATGTAGGCAATACTCGCGGCTTGATGAAATACGGCTTAGGTCTTACTAAGGCTGAACTTGCCGCCATGTCCTTTGAGCAGATTATGGCTGCACTCAACAAACAGTTCGCTGGAGCTAATGCTGCTTACTTAGACACTTACGCTGGCAAGATGGACGCTCTTACTGTTGCTTCTGCTAATGCTAAAGAGACAATCGGTAAAGGTTTACTTGATGCTTTTACAATCCTTGCAGGTGGCGCAGACTCAAGTATTACAACAGTCACAGATGCCATTGACAAGTTAGCAGTTGGAATTGCTAACGTCATTACTGGTACTGCTTACTACGTCAAGAAGTTGCTAGATAACCCTATTGTTAAGAACCTGCTTAAAGCCGCTTACTGGCTGGCTACACATACGGGCGCATTGTCTGGGGTTAAGCGCGCAGCTGACAAGGGTCAAAGCCTAAGAAAAGAAGAAAAGACCCCAGAACTTACAGCCTCACAGAAGGCTTTGCTTGAGTCACAACGTAAGCAAGCAGAAGCCAACGCAAAGATTGTCAAAGCTCAAAAGGCTGCAACAGCAGAACAAAAGAAGCAGACAGCACTTAAAAAGGCTGGCACGATTTTTGACTTAGAACAGATTCAGATTATCGCTGCGCTCAAGGGCAAAGTATCTGATGAAGATCGCAAACGCCTTGAACTACAGTTCGCTTTGCTCCTAGGTAATGAAGAAGAAGCCAAGCGTTTAACATACGAACTAGCCAAAGCTCAAGGACTAGGTGAGCAGATTGCTCGACAACTAGCAAGCCTTCCAGCAGCTAAGAATCCTTTTGCTTCATGGGAAGCCTATCTTGACATGATTGCTGAAAAGGCAAAGCAGATTGCTAACATGACAGTCAATGCTCCTACAGGTACAGCAGCGGCAGCTGCCGCATCGGGCGTAGGTGTCTCTAGCAACGTGACTACCAACGTGCCTGTAACTGGCTTTACACCGCCCCCTACTGGCACATACGGCACTCCTACAGGAGCAGTCCAAGGTCCTCAAGTAATCGAATTAAAGATTACAGGCGATGGAGACTTGACCAACACAATCGCTAAGAACCTTATGCAGCAGAGCCTTTCATCTGGAAACCAGACCTACGTCAATCGACGCACAGGCGGCTTTGAGTAATGGCGTTACCTGCACAGATAGCAGTCTCGTTCGACTTTAGCTCTGGCGCAACATTCGGAGCAGGGTTCGTCATAGGTTCACCCGATAACGGCGTGATTGGTGTAAACCGCTTTGGCTCATCTGATGTAGTTATCCCTACAGTTGATCTAACTCCTGACGTTTACTCAATCTCAATTCGTCGTGGTCGCAACATCATGAAGGACACCTACGAGGCTGGCACAGCCATTGTGAGAGTCCTAGACCCATTGGGCTACTTCAACCCTCAGAACCCTTCATCGCCCTACTACGGCTATCTAGTGCCTTTGCGTAAGCTGCGCATCTCAGCGACAACAGCAACGGCAGAACATTTCCTATTCTCTGGCTACGTCAATGACTACCGATACACCTTCCCTGTAGGTCAGGAAACTGCTTACGTTGATATTCTCTGCACAGACGGCTTTCGCCTTCTCCAGATGGCTAACGTTGGAACTATTGCAGACACTCCTGCAGGCCAGACAACTGGCACACGCATCGGCAAGATTCTCGATGATGTTCAATGGCCAGCCTCTATGCGCACCATCGCAACAGGAGTAACCACCTGCGTTGCTGATCCTGCAACTATTCGCACAACTTTAGAAGCCGTCAAGAACGCAGAGTTCTCAGAAGGACTTGGCGCGTTCTACATGTCACCAGACGGAACAGCAATCTTTAAGTCTCGCTCTGAGGTAGCTTCAACCCTGGCTAATACCGCTACAGAATTTAACCAGACCACAGGTATCCCTTACAAGAACGTCAAGTATGCCTTTGATGACAAGCTCATCATTAACGACGTGAAGTTCAACCGCGTAGGCGGCACAGCCCAGAACGTTTACAGCCAGACTTCTATTGATAAGTATTTCCCTCATGGCTTGACTCAAGAGAACCTCATCGCTGAGACAGATACCATTGTTGCTGGCATTGCTGGTAACTATGTAAACACTCGCAAAGAGACCACAATCCGCATCGACGAGATGACTGTGGACTTGCTAGACCCAGCAGTACCAACCGATACAATGATTGGGTTGGATTACTTCGACAACCTACAAATTACAAACGTGACCCAAGAAGGTTCAACGATTGTGAAAACCCTGCAAGCGCAAGGCTTTGCATGGGATATAACCCCAAACAAGATGACAGTCGCCATCACGACCCTTGAGCCAATACTCGATGCTTTCATCATCGGTAGCAGCACATACGGTATAATCGGTGTCTCGACTATGAGTTACTAGGAGAAAACAATGGCATCAGGCTTTCCAGCAGCAACAGGAGACGTGCTAACCTCTGCCGCTTTTAACGGCTTGGTTCAGTTTACGTTGAACACACAGTCAGGTTCTACCTACACAGTAGCCAATACTGACATTTATCAGGTTCTCGTTCAGGCAACCAACGCCTCGACTAAGACCATTACTATTGCTCCAGATTCAACCCTTACATCAGCGGGCGTGGGCAGCGCAATCGCCTTCCTTAACTCAGGTGCGGGGCTTCTTACTTTTGCAGCAGGCGCAGGCGTAACCATTGTTTCAGCTGGTGCAGTATCAGCCGCTCCAACATTGGCACAATACAAGTCTTGCGTTGCAATTCGTATCTCAGCAAATAGCTGGACAATCGTGGGCGCAATTTCGTAATGATTGGCGCAATCACTGCTGGAGTTTTTGACGTTTTTGCACCTGCCAAACCAGTTGTAACAGGCGGTACTTTAACTTCTGATGCAACATATTATTATCGTACTTTCAATTCCACTAGCAATCTGACTATTACTAACTCCTCTTTGGCTTGCGATTTTCTTCTTGTCGCAGGCGGCGGAGGTGGTGGTAGCGCAGATTCAAGCACTGCGGGCGGAGGTGGCGGTGGTGCTGGAGGTAAGCGCGACATAACTAGCCAGACCCTTACTCCAAGCACTTACACAGTGACTATTGGTGGCGGCGGAGCTAATAACACTAGCGGGACAAATTCTTCCTTAAACTCATTTTCAGCAACAGGTGGCGGACGAGGAGCTTCATCTGCAACAAACGGAACCGCAGGCGGTTCAGGCGGTGGAGCAAGTCGTTCTAGTTCATCTACTACTGGCGGAGCGGGTAACGCAGGTTCCTATTCTCCAGTTGAAGGTTACAAAGGTGGAGATGCTAACGCTAATAGTGCTGGTGCAGGCGGAGGTGGTTCAGGCGCAGTTGGTGTAAATCTTACAGTCGCTGGAACTGGGACAAATGGCGGAGCTGGTTCTACTTCAAGCATTGCCTCTGGCACTTATGCAGGCGGCGGCGGAGGTGGTTCTTACACAGGTTATCCAGCCTCAGCAGGACAAGCAGGCGGCGGTAATGGTGGCGTAGGCACAGGTAATGGTGCGTCTGCAACTGCTAACACAGGCTCTGGTGGTGGCGGCGCGGGTGGCAATACTTCGGGTGGTAACACAGGCGGTAATGGTGGCTCTGGCGTTGTTGTAGTTCGTTATCTGAAATCGGCGGTATAACATGGCGCATTTTGCAGAATTAGATGAAACTAATAAAGTAATTCGGGTACTCTTTACCGATAATAATGACCCTAACGGCGATGAAGGCTATCAATATCTTATTGACACCTTTGGTGGCACATGGGTAAAGACCTCATATAACGGCAATATCCGTTACAACTATGCAGGAATTGATTACACCTACGATCCGATTGACGATGCTTTTATCCCACCAATGCCTTGCGAGCATCAAGAATTAATTCTAAATACTAAAAAGAACTGGGAGTGTGAAGCTTGT